TAATTAATCATGGACATGAACAAGTTTATCTAGAAGATGGAGAACGAATAGGACAATTAGTATTAAATAAAGTTGAACAAATAGAATGGAATCCTGTATTGGCATTAGCCGACACAAATAGAGGTTCTGGAGGATTTGGGTCAACGGGAAAAAAATAAATTATGTTTGGAGTAACAGAAAATACACTTTGGGTAGAAGCATTTAGACCCAATACATTGGATGGATATATTGGTAATGAACATATTATTGATAAAGTTAAAATATTCATTGAAAATGGGGATGTTCCTCATTTATTACTATATGGAGTAGCAGGAACTGGTAAGACTACATTAGCAAAAATTATTGCAAATAATGTAGACGCAGATTTAATGTATATTAATGCATCTGATGAAAACTCAGTAGACGCAGTAAGAGATAAAATAAAAAGATATGCATCTACAGTAGGATTTAAAAGATGGAAAATTGTTATATTAGATGAAGCCGACTATCTTACTCCTAATGCACAAGCAGCATTAAGAAACTTAATGGAAACATATAGTAAAACTACAAGATTTATATTAACTTGTAATTATGTTGAAAAGATTATAGATCCAATACAAAGTAGATGTCAGACATTTGGAATAACGCCTCCTAGCAAAAAAGATGTAGCTCAAAGATTAGTTACGGTATTAGAAGAAAAACAAGTAGAATATGACATTAAAGACGTAGCTGCTATTATTAATTCTTCATATCCTGATATTCGTAGAGCAATAAATGCAGCACAAAGCCATGTAGTTAAAGGTAAGTTAACATTAGACAAAAATAGTGTAGTACAAGCTAATTATATGACTGAATTGTTAAATATTTTAAAAAATATTAAAGATAAAAAAGAATCGTTTAAGCAAATAAGACAAATTATTGCAGATAGCAAAGTTAAAGACTTCACACCGTTATATACATTTTTATATGATAATTTAGATGAATTTGCTATTGGTAACATAGCGTCATGTATATTAATTATAGCAGAATCACAATATACTGACACTAGTGTCGTAGATAAAGAAATTAATATTATGGCAATGTTTGTAAAATTAATGAATGAATTATAAAGGAATCATATGAACACAAAACAACCAAATATCAGTCCAAAAGATTTAAAACCAATGGTATGCACAGAATGCGGCGGAATCTATTTTAGACAAGTAATGCGTATTAATAAAGTATCTAGATTCTTAACTGGTAAGGATAAAGACACAGTATACCCAGTATCAGTATTTAGGTGTGATGATTGTGGTCATGTTCCAGTTGAATTTCAATCGGAAGCAAACTAATGGGAACTCCGTATATAAAAGGCCCTGTTGTTTTAGTATTTAAAACTTCTAATAGAAAAAATGCTAAAACTAAAATGAAAATATTTAAAAATAAAAACGTTGATGTTGTTAATGAAAAGAAAATGCCAGGTGTTCCTGAAAATGCAGTAGTATTAGAATTAGCAGTTGGCGAATCATTTATTGACACATATAAACACAAATATAAACTATGACAAAGAAACCTGCAACTATCTTCGACTTTATGAACGGAATGACACATGAAAAGAAAGAATGGTCTAAATATACAGATATAGATCAAAAGAAATTCGCTCCTTTTATTGTTAATAGATGGTTATCAATGAGAATGGAACTAATTGAAGTAATTAATCAGTTACAGAAATATACAATTGGGTTATTATCACCTAGAGATACTTATCGTCTCTATCACGGCCTACTACCTGCCCAGAGAACCTTTGCTAAGTACATTAAAGGAAAAAAGGAAGATAAGTATAATACTGATTTAGTTTCACAAATTGCAGACCACTATCTAGTAAGTAAAACAGAAGCCATTGATTATGTTGAATTAATGCCTAAAGATAGTTGCAGTGCTTTGTTATCAAAATATGGATACAATCAAAAAGAAATTAAAACAATGTTGAAAGGTAAAAAATGACATTTGAATCAGATAACACAGAATCAGTAAATACTCAATATCATTATATTGGCAAATCTAGTTTATATAAATTTTCAGAAGAATGGGAGTTAAACTCATATGAATTTGATATTATCAAAAGAATTGTTAGGTGTAGAAAAAAAGGGTCTTTTGAAGAAGATCTAAAAAAATCAAAAGATTTAATAGATATATATCTTACAGAACATTTGGATCAATCCGAATAATTTCTTATAATATAATAAAAAAAGAATATGGCAAATAACGTATATACAGTTGTGAGTATAGAAGCTTCTAAAGAAGTTATTAAGAACTTTGTAGACAAAATATTTACTCCAGAAGTTGAAAAAGCTGATTGGCAGAAAAAAAGTGATTTATTGGCTGACAATTTATATGGATTATTATATAAAGATTATCCAAAAGATAATTTAACTAGAGAATGGATGACTGACAATGTAGGAGCAAAATGGTGTTTTGTACATGATTGGCAAATAGATGACGATATAATTGATTTGACATTTGATTCAGCATGGTATCCGCCCGAAGAGTTGTTTCATGAATTAGCAGATTGGTTTACAAAGCGTGGTGAATTTGAAATGGAAGCCAGAAGTGAAGATGAGGCATATTTACATGTTTCAGGAGGATATGCTAATCAAAACGGATCAGAATTTATAATGGAAGATGATAATCTACCAGAATATCCAGATGAAGATGACTTTGAAGATAACAAAGATGAATACGCATATGACGAAGCAGTTGAAAATTTTTATGATAAAATTTCTGAAATAAAAGACGATCTAGTTTTAGAATCTAAAGAAAATCTTATTATATACCCATGAAAAGCGGCTATATAAATCCAATATATAAACTGTCATTAAATGATGTATCAAAGGTACCTGCTAAGATATCTTATTCACAATGGTCTATGTTTGAAAAATGTCCTAGACAATGGAAACTTTCTTATATTGATAAACTAGCTCCATTTACTCATAATATAGCAACATGCTTTGGTACAGCTTTTCATGAAACATTACAAGAATATTTAACTGTAATGTATACTGACTCTGTTAAAGCTGCAAATCAAATTGATCTCCGTGATATGTTATTAACATGCTTAAAGATAGAATATCAAAAAGGAGTCAAGGCAAATAATGGCGAACATTTTTCTAATCCAGCTGAATTAGCAGAACATTTAGAAGATGGTGTACAAATTCTAGAATGGTTCTCTAAAAGAAGAGCTCAATATTTTTCTACTAAGAATATGGAATTAGTTGGTATAGAAGTAGAATTAGGTGTTCCGGCATCTGCAGTTAATAAAAATGTTTACTGGTATGGATTTATAGATATAGTAGTTAGAGATACAGTCCAAAATAAAATAAAAATACTAGATATTAAAACTAGTAGAATGGGTTGGAATAAATGGCAAAAGGCAGACAAATTAAAAGCAGCTCAATTGGTTGCATATAAAAAGTACTTTTCAGATCAATTTGGTACACCTATTGATAACATTGATATAGAATTCTTTATAGTTAAAAGAAAATTATTAGAAGAATCAATGTTTCCACAAAAGCGTATACAATTATTAAATCCAGCATCTGGATCAGTTACTAGAAAAAAAATACAACGAAGTATTGACACATTTATTGAATATTGTTTTGACAAAGATGGTAATAAACAGAAAGATAAAAATTATTTGGCTGTAGCTGGTAAAGGTGCAAAACATTGTAAATGGTGTCCTTTTAAGACAGATTATGAAAATTGTCCTAAAGAAAATAGGATTCGTGAATAAATTTTAATATAATATAAAGAAAAGGAAAATATGAATGGATTAATGTTAGATGCATTATATGCAAAATATCAAGCAGATAAAGCAGACGCAGTTGCTAGATTAGATATTTATTTGAGTAATTCAGTTGGTATAGGAGAACATCCTCAACATACTGAAGAAATGGATGCTATTGTAGCACAATATGCAGATGCAGAAGATAAACGACAATCATTAAATGCAATGATTGCTAATATAAAAAAATATGATTCATTGATTGATGGTGATGATGCAAAAGATTTACTAAAAGGATAAATGAGAATTGCAGTAATTGGAAATAAAGAATGGCAAAATAAAAGAAAAGTACAAAAAGTACTTTCTGAATTAAAAGACAAATTTAGTCAAGAATTAATTATTGTATCTGGTGGCGGTTCTGAAGGAGCTAATCATATGGTTAAAAAATTTGCATTAGAATTTGGAATATCATATGAAGAGTATAATCCATCATATACAGGAAGAAATTTGTATTCAATGTTGCCAGAATCATATTATGGAAAGAAATATCATTTTTCTCAATTATTGCATAGAATGAGAATATTAGCTGAAAATTGTGATTATATGATCATATTAAATAATCAAAATGACATGAATCCACAATTACAAACAGCATATAATAAGATACAAAAACTAAAAAAGCCAGTTGTTGTATTAGGTTAATATTTATAAGAAAGTTATAAGGAAATTAATGGAGTTACCAAAATTAAAAAAACTAGACCCGACAAAACCGAAAAAGAAAAAAATATTATTATTGGCAGATGATTTTAGATTGCCATCTGGTATTGGAACTATTTCAAAAGAAATTATATTAAATACAGTTGAACATTATGATTGGATTCAAATTGGAGCTGCAGTAAATCATCCAGATGCTGGAAAGGCATTTGACGTTTCTAAAGAAGTACAAGAGACAACTGGTATTCATGATGCAGATGTAAAAATTATACCATATAATGGATATGGTGATAGAAATATATTATTTTCATTATTAAATAGTGAAAAACCAGATGCAATATTTCATTTTACAGATCCTAGATATTGGGGGTGGTTATATCAACTAGAGCATGAAATAAAAACAACGTATGGTACTCCAATTGTATATTATTCAATTTGGGATGACTTACCATATCCTATGTGGAATTCACCATTTTACGGTAGCTGTGACTTAATAATGGGAATTTCTAAACAATCTGATAATATACATCGAGAAGTGTTGGAACAGAACGGATTTGGTGTCTATGACTATGACGTAGAAGATACAACAAAAAATCCAGAATTAGATTGGGATGAAGTAATTACTGGATATGTTCCGCATGGATTAAATTCAAATATATTTAAACCAATTCCAGAAACAGATGAGTTGTAT